GCTGTATTACCTGATGGAGCTTTTGGAGAAAAAGTATTTGAACAGATAAGAGTTATAGAGCCTGGAAAATATAGAGTATTTCGTAAGACCGATCAAATTGATGAGATGTATGATCTTGCAGATAATTCATATGCTGGCGAATTTGATGCTCAGACTACAGGAGAAGAGTATAAAGAAGTGGAATCTGGCGAGTTTTCTCTTGGAGAAATACCTTTAGTTACAATTTATTCTGGAAAAACAGAAAATTTAGTCAGTAAACCACCTTTACTTGATATTGCATATTTAAATCTTGCACATTTCCAAAGACAAGCTGACCTTATTCATAGTTTGCACGTTGCATCACAACCAATGCTTGTAATGGAAGGCTATGATGACCAGACTAAAGATGTTGCTATTTCTGTAAATTATGCAATGGCAACTCAACCAGGAAATAAAGTTTATTATGTAGAACCAGCGAGTAGTGCTTTTGATGCTCAGTCTGCTGAGATTAAGGAATTACAGATGCAAATGGCAACTCTTGGTATTAGTACACTATCACAACAGAAATTCGTTGCTGAATCTGCTGATGCCCGTAGACTAGATCGTGTAGATACTAATTCTATGCTTGCGATGGTATCTATGGAATTAGAGCAAAAACTTCAAAAAGCCTTTAATTTCTCAGCCCAATATGTAGGAATCGAACCACCAGAGGTAAAAATTAGTAGAGATTTTGATATTGAGAGGCTAATTGGGCAAGATATTACAGCCTTAACATCTTTATTCGATCAACAAGTCATTGATAGAGAGGAGTTCAGAGATATTTTGGTCCAGGGAGAGGTACTACCTTCAGCTAATGAGGTCAAATCCGAATAATCTGTTAGAATAGTAGATAAGTACATAAAAATCTAATGACAAAATCTTTAGATAGGGTCCTTCAAGCTGATGGATCATATAAGTGGGAGATGGTTGAGTTTCAGCCAGAACCCGAAGTAGCAACTGAAGTTACTGAGGAGCCAAAGAAAAAGGCTTCAAAGAAAAAATCTACAAGTGCATTATCTGAGTAATCAATGGCAATAGAAGAAAAAGTAATTCAGCCTGAGTCTGTGACCAACGCTGAACAGCCCGTGGCTGAGACTACTTCACAACCACAAGCACCAAATCTTGATTCTGTAAAAGCAGAGTATGAAGCAAAATTATCTGCTTTACAGAAACAGGTTGCAGATGAGCAAGAAAAATTTAAAGGCATCAAAACCAAACTTGATGATGTTTACAAGCAAAAAGATCAACAACGTAAACAGGAATTAGAAGATCAGGGGCAATGGAAAACGCTTTGGGAAGAAGCCAATAAAACCAATCAAGAGATGCAACAGGAAAATATGTCTTTGAAGAAAAGTTTAGAAGATATGAAAATTTCCAATGAAACAGCTTCTACAAGACAGACAGCTTTGGCTGCGATCAGTAATATAGGTGCTATAAACGCAGAACAAACTTTATCATTACTGCAAAGTAATCTAAAAAGAAACGCTGAAGGTAAAGTTGTTATTTTAAATGGTGGAGTTGAGCAAGATTTCAATACATATCTCAGCACTCTTAAAAATCCTGGAAGTGGTTGGGAACATCATTTCAAGCCAAGTTCTGCTGCTGGAATGGGTGCAAAACCTAGTCCTGTGGCAAATGCTTCTGGAGGTCAAGTAAATCCTTGGAAAACGGGCAATATAACTCAACAAATGCTAATATCGGAACAGAACCCTCAACTTGCAGCAGTGCTCAAGCAAGAGGCTCAA